GGGAGAGGAGGTGTGCAGCCCGTACAGATGCGCCACGGCGAGCCGTCGGCTGTCAGGGCTTAACGCGATACGTTCGGCGCTCGCGCCAATGGGCGGCAAATCGGCCACCGTCTCGAAGGTTTGCCGGTCGAGCAAGCGCAGCGGTACTTCACCTTTATCGTGTTTAGCGTTCGCCAGCGCAATCAGCGTGTCGTTTACCGCGAACGTTGTTGCGGCTACCGTCCCGCCGTATTGGCCTGCTTCGTAGGGTAGCGCCCCCGTGCGCGGGTGGGCTACCGTAAACGGGTCAGAGACAGGGTAGGCTCTTAGCATTTTCTCGTCGCTGTCCAGCGTGAAAATTTCGGTTCCGTCCGGTGAAACCTGCGCGTCATTAAAGCCTTGCAGTGTGTGGTGTTTGACCCGGTAAGAGCGCTCTGCCGCCGGTAGTTGAATTTCCACCACGCCGTGGTAGTCAAGCCTCGCAAACAAACTGTTCATAACCTAAAAATCCTGTTCAAAGACGGCGAGAAGTCCACGCTGATGTCGCGCGTGCCGATAAACACTTGCAGTGCCGGTGCGACCGCCTGCAAGCAGGCGAGCAGTGGCATACTGGCCGCGCCCTCGGTGTCCGCTGTGCCTTTATCGATGTACAGCAACAAACCGCCAACCACCCCAGGCATCGTGCCGTCGCCACCCAGCAAACCATCGTGCACACCGGTAAAGGTCACAGGGTCTGCACTAAACACGCCGTCCGTGCAGCGCTTGCCGGTTAAGGTCAAGGCAGGTACTTGGCGGTAGCTTTCGTCAATATCGGCCAGCCACTGATGCTTCTGGTAATCCGGCTGATAGCCCCTGTGCAGCAGCGTCAGCTTCACTGTATCGGTGAGCAGATTAAACTGCCCTTCCAGCAACGCCTGCCGCGCCTTCCAATACAAGCCATTGACCACGGCTTACCTCCAATCACTGTTCATGCGCACCACGTGCCTTTTGCCCTCATGGCGGGCGGCTCGGACGGCGTGGGTTAGGGTTCCGCCAAAGTGCCGCTCAAAGGCGGCCAAATGTTTCAGGGATAATTCCCTGTCGCCCGCGTCGCTGTCGCGCAACGCATAGGCGCGGTGCGCGGCGTATTCCAATAAATGCGGGTGCAGGGCGCTTGGGATATCCGGCACGTCGTCATCGGCCAAAAGCGGTGCGGGCAACCGCGCGTAGCGGATATGCAGCGTGCCGTCCTCCGCCGGTTTCGGGTACAGCGTTAATGTCCCTTCGCCGCCGTGGTGGATACTGTCGAACACATAGGCGCAGGGATGACCGGCTCGACTGTCCCAAGCAGGCACGCGCTCCAAATCGGCCAGCGCCAAGCGGGACAGGCGCGGACGGTCATCGAGTTGCGCATTAAAAATATGCAGCGCCGAAGGCGGTAGGGTATACAGCGCAACCCCTTTGGTGACCGGCGTAGTGAAACGGTCATGGATGCAGTGCGAACGCAGCGCCGCCTCGATACAGGCTTCGTTGATAAAGCGGTCAAGCGCCCCGTTCTGCCAGAGAAAGGGGGCTTTGCTATCGTCCAGATACTCAAAGCGCAGTATCAAGCGCAGCGCCTGCAAATCCATCAGGCAGCCATCGCTTCGCTGGTGGCGGGCGCTTTGCTTAACGGCTTGGCGCTGCGCGAAGGCTTGGTCGGTTCGACTTCCTCTTCCACCATAAACGCGCGGCAATCAGCGGCCACCGCCGCTTGATGAAAGCGCGGATGTAGCAACGTGCCTTTTTTGCCGTCAACAGGGTCAATCGGGTAAACCTGCGCGGCATGGCCGCTCAATGTGGCGACATGGGTTTGGCTGTCGCCTTCTTTGGGCAGATAGCGAAAAATCGTTTCATCGGATGACATCGTATTACTCCGTATCAGTGGTGGGATAACCGCAAGGGTTTGTCCCTGAAAGGGCTTGTGCAAGGGTTAGGGCAGCCAAAAAGGCAGTACCAAGCTCGCTCCGTAGCAAGCGGCCAAAATTAAAAGGCTTAAGCCAATACAGGCGTTGAGAAACGGCGTAGTCCCCCTTTGCAGCTCCAACCAGTCTTTGACCTTTAACAAAATCGGTTTATCATTCATTGCAATTCCTTGCTCTTTTCAAGGGATACCCAAAAACCCAAGTCGTTAGCGCGGCTTGGGTTTTGTTTTGTCTGTGGCGCAAGAAGATGTCCCCGAACGGGTCGGCGCAAGCGTGGTAAGCTAGCTTTAGGGACAACAGGAACGCGCTATGGCGAGCATGACCTTTGACAGCATCACGCTACTCAATGAACTGGAAGAAAGCGGCCTAAGTCGCCCGCAAGCGCAGCGCATTGTTAGCGCGATTGCGCAGGTGGATAGCTCGCACAAAGAGGCCATCGCCGAAGTCAAGGAAAAATCCAAAGACGCGGTGGTTAATCTTGAGCAATCGATGAAAGCGGGCTTTGCCGAAGTCGATAAGCGCTTTGCCGAAGTGGACAAACGTATTGAGCTTCTGCACAAAGACTTGGACGCGCAGCCCAATAAAATCATTATCCGGCTGTCTATTGTGATAGCGGGGCTTTTAGGGGTGCTTTTTGCCGCGCTGCGTTATTTACCGGCGGCGGGGTAGCTACCACCAGCGGATGGCGTAGACAAAAGGCGTAGCGCACAGCAGCAAAATCCCAGCGCCGATACAAAATACCAAGAAGGACGGGCTGTCACTCATGGCAGCAGGCGCTCCCAAGGTAGCGCTACCGACAAAATAGCCAGTCCACTGCACGTGGTAAAAATGAGCAGGCTTGCGCCAATACAGGCGCGTAAAAACGGCGAGAACTCGCCACGGAGTTCCAAGCCTTCTTCTCTGTTCACGCGAAAGACCCCCATGCTAAACTTCTTCATGTTTGCCCTACTGCTCAGGGTGAATTTTAAAAACCCGCTGGTTTCGCCCCCAGCGGGTTTTGCTTTTTGCGGTTACAACCCCTGCGTAAAGTCCGCGCGGTTGACTTGCGTGTACCACAGGTGCAGACGAGCCTTGCCCGCCGTGGACGTGCCGTTTGAGAAGGTCAGCTTTAAGCGTTCGGTTTTTTGGGTTAGAAAACCCGTCACGGTCAAGTCCTTTTTGCCGGTTTGGGTAAGCGAAAGATTGTTACCGTAGTGGGCTTCCTTGGCGCTGTCGCCGACTTTGACGCTTGCCGAACCCGCAGTAAAGGCGGTATCGACCACCAAAAACCCGCCGACAATCACACTGCCCGCCGGTAGCTCGATGCTTTCTTTAACGCCGCCTGCGCCGACATCCTTGTAATCAAAAAACACATCCACCGCCGTCAAGCCGTGGCGCTCGTTGGTTTGTAAACTCATGGTTTTTCTCCAAAACAGTCAAAGCGCCCCGCTCAAGGGTTGAACGGGGCGCGGTAGTGCTTTATGGCTGCGCGTGGTCGATGGCGAGCACGCCAAAGTCCTGCACGCTCTTGTCGTAAATGGAATGGAACTTGGGCTTTAAAAAGCCAAGCTGCTTACTGACGTTGATGCCGCACTGGTTGTCGTACTCAAAGGTTTTCTCCGTCCAGTTGGCCGCGTTCAAATCCACCATCGCCAGCGCCTGAGCGCCGCACAGCAGCGTGCGCGACCCGTTGACATCACCGGCAGTACCCCATTTCTCGCCGGAAGGTGCACCTTGCGTGCCGAACACACGGCGGTCTTCGTGGATGACCGCGCCATCGACCGTGACAATACCGCCGGTAAAGAACGGCGAGTTCTCACCCTTGGCTGCCGCCACGGCGCTAACCGCCCGCAGATAGTCCTGGTCTTTCTTAAGCTGCGCCAGCGTGCCGGGCTGCACCAACAGCACGTAATACTCTTTACCGCCCTTGCGCAGCGGCTTGATGTAGTGCGTCTTGGCGTAAGCGACCGCATCGACAATCATCCGGTAGTTCGGCAGATGGGCGAGGGTAACGGCAGTGGTATCCCCGGCCTGCATCTGGCTGCCGTCCCAGCGCAGATGGCGTTTATCCGAAGGCGCAAACACCTGCGCGGAAAACCCGAGCTTGGCGAAGGTATCGTCCGTGCGCAGCGTACCGTCGAGACGCATGTTGTAGCCCACGCCCGACAAGGCCAGCAACGCCAACTGGTCGCAGCGGTCGGCCAGCCAGTGCGCCAGATTGTTTCGAGCCTGCTTGCGAAAATCCACCACGTTACGCTGCAAGCTCATCTGCCCCAAGCTGCGCACCGCATGCGAAAGTTGGTCAACCACGATAACCTGCGAGTGGTTTTGCATGGCCTCTTCAAAGCCCTCGCGCTTATCGTCACCGGCCACGCCGTCGCGCACCAAGTCTGCGACCAACTGGATAACCGCACGGTCGCCTTTGGTATCGCGGGTCAAATCCGTGATGAGCTGAATCATCGCGCCGTCGCTCGCGCCGGTGAAGCGACTGATAAACATATTGTCGCGGGCGGCTTGCCACACCTCGCGGCACCAAACCTTGACCTGATGGTCTTCAAGCTTGGCAAAATTGGTTAATGCCATAGTGGCCTACCTCCAAAAGAATAAGGAAAAATCGCAAAGTCTTCCGGTCGTATCGCCACCGTGAGCGGAAACGCACCTACTGTTTAAGCGCGGTGCGGACGCGCTGGCGTTTAACGCCTGCCACGGCGGCAACAGGTTTTGTTACGGCGCACCCGAAAGCGCCCCGCCTTTAACGCTGGCGGCAAGCTGAAACGCTGTACTCAGCGAGCGAGCGGCGTTGCGCCGCAATAAGGCTTGGGTATGTCCCTGAAGAAAACGGCGCAAGGCTTTTTTGCGCCAAAAATTAAAAATGTTCCACGGAAAGTGCGCCTTTTCCCACCCAGGGCAGGCGAACGCCCCCTCCGCCCCCTTCGCCGCTGTTCCACTTAGAAAATTCAATAAAAACAACGTGTTCCATTTCTGTTCCACGCTGTTCCCCTTTTGTTCCACTTCTGTTCCACAAAATAGTCAATAAAATCAATGTGTTCCACTGTTCCATGTAAAAGACCCCCTACCTTATTTTGAGAGAAATACTGAATTGGTTAAAAAACGTACAGTTTCTCTATTTTTTAAAATCTCTTTTGAAATTATTAGATGGAACAATGGAACAAAACCTATCAAACCCAGTAGCCATGCGGCTTTTGGCGTTCCATTTTGCACTGCAACAAAGGGGAACAAAGGGGAACATTGTGGAACATTTACTGGAACAGACCCCCTTCGGTCGTGGAACAGCCACAGGGCGTTGCCCGCAAACCCGCATGGATACTGGGTTTCGTGCTAAAAAAGTTGGAGGATTTTAAGTGGAACGCCTATAATCCAGTATCCATGCGGGTTTGGGCGTTCCCCTTAAAATGACCGGATTTTTCTGCTCGGAAGGCAAAAAGAGTTGGTTATTTTTTAATCAATCTATGATTTGTTGGAATGAAGCAATTATTTGTTCCACGAAAAATGTTCCACGGTTTTTGTACACACACATTCCGTGGAACATTTCCAATAAAATAACCCTTGCCTTGCCCCGTTCAGGGACAAAGGCTTAGCGTTATGGAACTTGCCTTTGGACAATGGCCTTTAGGTCTGGACAATCGAAACGACCCGCGCCGCTTAAATCCGGCGGCGCTGGCCGCTGCCGTGGACGTACTGGTGGAAGACGACGGGCGCGTGCAAAGCGCGGCGCATCCGGCACTGGCAATCGCTGCTGCCGGTTTAACCTCGCTGTGGACTTCTTCGGGCGGGCAAAGCTACGCCTTAAGCGGGAATACGCTTAACCGTATCGATGGCAAAACCTTACAGCCTGTAGGGGTTTTGGACGGCAGCGGCGAGGCCGGTTTTGGTGAATTTGCCGGTTTGCGGTATGTCGGCAGGCGCGGCGGCACGCTCTACCAAGTGCAGGACGATACCCTGCTAACCGCAGCGCTACCCGCGCCTTCGCTGAGCGCCACGGCGACGTTAAGCGGTGGACTGCCCCAAGGCCGCTACGGCGTTTGCGCCGCGTTGCTGCGAGGTGAGGAAGAAATGCCCTGTTCGGCGTTGGCAATGGTGGACGTTGCCGAAGGCGGCGGGGTCGAAGTCACAGTGAACGGCAGCGGCCTTGCACGGCTATTTATCACCGAACCAAACGCCACCGTGCCTTTATTCGTGGCCGATGCGTCCACCGGCTTGCCCTACCTTATCGGGGCGGGCAAGCGCGGCCAGCCGCCCGCTGCCCGCTGGCTCGAACCCCTGCCCGCAGGGCGTTTCTTGGCCGCGCACGGCGGGCGGCTGTTGAGTGCGGCGGGTCTGCACCTGTACTACAGCGAACCGCTGCGCCCCAATCTATCCGACTTGCGGCACAACCATATCCGCCTCGCCTCGCCAGTAACCATGCTCTGCGCCGTAGAAGACGGCCTGTATCTGGCCGACCGCACGCACAGTTATTTTATTGAAGGCACGGAGGAAGGCGCACTGCGCCTAAAACCGCTGGCCGCACCGCCCCCGCCCGAGGGCTGCTTTGCCGTGCTGGCAGGCCATTTATTTACCGAAGTCCCCGATACGCCGGTTGCGGTTTGGCTCAGTGAAAACGGCTTTGTGATTGGCCTGCCCAGCGGCCAAGTTATCGAACCGCAAGCTTCACGTATCCGCTTAACCACCGCTGGCATCGAAGGCAGTCTGGCGGTAGAAAACCGCCGTCTGTACGCCTTAACCCATTAACCTTAAAGGAATGCACCCATGAAACTTGCCGCCAAACACTACCCCGAACTGACCCGCTGTATCTTGCAGCACGGCACGCAGCGAACCGACCAAGGCGTGCTGATTAAAGGCGCAGAGGTTATGGCCTCCGGCCTTTATATCCACGGCGTGAACGGTGGGGACTGGCAAGAAGACCCTAACTTGGTCACCGAAGAAGGGCTGTACTACCTGCTAAATGCCGCCTTTAACCAAGCCACAAGGCCGACCGACTTTTATATCGCCTTATTTTCCGGCGCAGTCACCCCGCAGCCAAGCTGGAATGCGGCGAATTTTTCGGCGACCGCCAGCGAAATCACCAGCGCGACCGATGGCTACAGCGAAAGCACAAGGCCAAAATGGACTAAAGCCACCGCAGCCAACTTGCGCGTGGATAACTTTGCCGATAAATCGCGCTTTACCTTCACCACCAGCACCGCAACGCCGGTCAAAGTCGAAGGCGCGGCCTTATTATCGGCAAGCACCAAAGGCAGCACAGACGGCCTGCTGGTAAGCGCCGCCCGCTTTAGCGCCCCGCGTGAACTGCACGGTACCGATACCTTCGATATTGGCTACGGGATAGCGCTGGCGGGTTAATAAGAGAGGGTGAAGTAACCAAAATTGGCGGGGTTTGAGACCAGCAAGCAATCACGCAGTACGTCCCTGCCTAACAGCCCGCCGATACCTTGGTTGAGCAACGACGTACCCATAACAGGCAACAAACTGATATACAGTGGCGGGAACGCGCTGTCGGCACTACTGATAGCCAGTTGTATGTCGTATTGATAGCAACTGTGCACTCCGTCACCGGTTGAGGGTGTGCGCATATCCACAGTACCCGACGGCGGGACACCGATGGCTTGTAGAAAACTCGGGTCTACACAGGTACTGGATGCACCTGTGTCAACCAGCAATAAAGTGTTCACCCACTCCGGCACAGGCAAACCGGCAGCCTTGAGTGTTTCTTCCCGATAACGGCTGCAACGCAAGCGTGCGGGGATTAACGGTTGCCCGTTAGTAAAAGGCCATTTCAAAGTGGGCACGACACAACCTCTCGACTGATAAACGCAGCGTGCTCCGGCGGCTGAATGCACCCGACAAAAAACGGCTCAAGGCCGAAGCGCTCATAACCCAGCTTAAGCGCGTCGTTGTAGGTATCCAGCACATTGATAATGTCATCGCCTTTAATAATCACATACCGTCCGCTGTGCTCCAACAACTCGTTCAGTCGGTTGTGGTAGGTATGGATTTCAGCCTCCAGTGGCTTGCTCATGGTATGTATCTCCCTAATCGGGGGTCAAAAACAAAGCATACCGCAAAACCCCTTGCCCCCTCCCGTTCGGGGACAAACCCTTGCGGCATGTTCAAGCCACAACCCCCCCACATTGCCCAAGTGCGCCTGCACGGTGACAAGACCGCCGCCAAGGCCTTGTTGCCGCAAGGGCGCAAATTGCTTTCGAGTTTGCAAAACCGCTTGCAGTCAGGCGGCGTACCCAGCGGCGCGGCGGAGATGTATCTGGAAGGCGGCGGCTACCTGCATGTACGCCAAGCGATGGGCATCAACCTCATCACCTTGGTCGCCGGTGCTGCGCCGGTGGACAAGTTGGTGAATGTCGAATACTACTACCCCGATGTGCTGGGCGGCCTGCACGACGGCACAGCGTTTTACCCCAATGCGCAAACCGCCAGCTACAGCACCCCCGAGCAGCGCAACCAGAAGCTGCAAGGCGTGCAGGCTTCGGGTATGGAGTGCTTACCCGCCACGCATTTTTCCGGCAGCTTAAAAAAAGTCGTGCAGTTTTGCCGTGGCTATTTCAAGCATAACGGCGATTTATGGGGCTACCAGCGCGAGATGCCGCAAGGCACAAGCAACGATGCAGACCGGCGCTGGCCGGTCTTTTGGCACACGCCGGACATGCGCAATCTGTTTAATGACAGCGCAGGACTTGCCTTTACCGCCGACGGCACGCCTTGGCTTATCGGCTTAAGCGCGGCCAACGGGGTTTTGGCCTGCCCATTGCCGCTGCACCCCGATACCACAGGCGAACACTTCGATACCTGCCGCGCCTACTTTGTCGAAAAAGGCTTGCCCGAAATCGTCCAAGTGCTCGACTGGCTGGGCGGCTTGCCCACGGGTGAAGGCATCCCCAGCGAAGCCTTCGCGGTACAGCTTTGGCTGGCGGCGGGCTTAGGCGTACAGGTTGAGGCGGCGGGCTTTCTGTCCCCGTTGCTCGACCTTACCCCGTTTAACGACTACCTGGGCTTTGCCTTT